CCTGAGAATTTTTCTTGAAATCTTTATTCCACTTTTGTGAGCCTCTTTAAGAGTAACATTACTACTATAGTAATCTTCATAGTTAAGTTTATTTACTATTTCGTATTTCTTTTTACGCTTATCTGTAGAAAGGTTTTTGTTACTAAGCTTTTTCTTTCTACTAGAAAAGAAGCTTTTCTTCCCAATGTAAGAATAGGATTTACCTTTAATGATAGCTGTCATTTCATATACAAAGCCTACTGCTCCAGCAGGAATCATATCACGGGTAAACACCACTTGATTGTATATCCACATTTTATTTTGAATTTAATTTGTGATAGTTAATTCTCCGGATACTTTTATATAAGTCCAATCTGTATTACTAAATGTGTAGGTTTGATCATTTGATTTTTTAGGTAATTCCCAATTTAAACATCTATCAGTAAGACTAACTGCACAATATTTTTTATTTCCACACTGAACAATTAGTATATAACAAACCATTATATCATAACTAGCTTGAATAACATCTCCACATTTGAATGTAGGAGTTTTAACAAGATTAGTTGTATTGTCTATAACTTCCATGTTTATTTAGGATTTAGTGTATTAGATAATAAAGGCATGATAAGTTCTCTTACTTTAGTAATACCGTGCTTTTCTACAGAGTCAGATAAATCTTTCTCCATCTCTAGAACTACAGAAGGTATTTGATATCTCTCTTTATACTTGTTCATAGATCTTATACCGGCTTCATCATTATCAAAGAGAGTGCAGATATTCTTATACTTTCTTTTACATGCTTGAATTACGTGTTCTGGTATAAGGGTATTCTCACTATCTGGAGCAATAGCTTCAGCATTTCTAAAATTCAGTTTAACAAAAGTCATAAGATCCTTAAGAGAACTACAGATTACTAGATAATCTTTATCCATGGTTAGTTGATCCATACCTTGGATGTAATCTCTTACCTTAATAAACTTAGTGTCTTTTGTTTTAGGTTGATATATCTTATAAAGAGTACCATCTTTTCTAAAATATCCATAGATGTTCTGACCTGAAATAGAGAGTTCTTTTATTTCTCCATCTTCTTCTTTTGACATTGTATATCTTTCTAATGGATATACATTGTATTCTTCCAGTATATTAGAACCTAAATAATATTTAGACCAATACTTTTGATCTAGATTATTCCAACCTCTTGTTTTAAAGTCTGTTACTTTATACTTAGAGTGTTTTTTAAATTCTTTGATTATAACTTCTCCATGATTGAGAACATATTGATTATAGTCTTCTATAATTTTATGAGCTGTCTCTCCTCTTGTACTAAGATTGAATAGTTTTTGTACAAGATTAATAGAGTCTCCGCTGTTATCAGTTGAGAAATCTTTATATCTGTAATCATTCTTTGCATGAGAATAATATATATACATACTTGGATTCTTCTCATTAGGATTGAATACAGATTTAATTTTTACATCTTGTCCACATAGCTTATCATCAAGATTTAAATAGTACTCAAATACCCATGTTTTAGGTATCTCTTGTAAATCTGATATTAAGGATTTAGTTCTTATCATAGTAATAAGAATAAAAAGGGGAGATGTTACTCTCCCCTATTATTAACAGAATTAATTATTAAAGTTCAAAGTCTGCAGATCCTGCAACATTTGAGCTATCAAACCCAGCTACAGTTTCTACTTTCTTTCTTTTAATATGCTCAGCCTCATTGAACTTCATGATCTTGCTAGTTGCTTTATCACAAACTTCAAATGGTACAACTCCTTTAGCATATTTAGGTAAGAATAAATCATAAGCTGTATAGCCTTCTTTATTTTGATATTCCTTACCTGCAATGCAGAAGTTAAACCAAACATCTTTAAAAGGCTTAGCATCATTAAAGCCTTTTATAAAAGCTTCAATAGTATCATACTTACCATCTGCCTCTTCTAACCATGTGGTGCCAACTTCTTTACAGAGATTAGAAATAAACTTTAAGATCTCTGTATCTCTGCTGATCTTAATACCAGATTTAGTTTCTCCATCAGCATAAGCCCACTCACTTGTTTTAACTCTACCTACTTGACCTTTGTATCTACCAAGTTCTGGTCTATCTTTATTAATAAAGAACCCTTCAAATTCTGCTCCTCTATCTGTACCTTCTAAATGAAGTGTAAGATGATAAGCACCTTCTTTATAAGTAAATGGTTCAAGTGTAACATCATTAATCTTTGCAACCAAATTACCTGGTTGTAAGTTCTTTGGTGTTGATGATCCTCCTGTAGGAATGTTTTTTGTGCTAATACTCATTTTTGTTTTTGTTTACTTGTTTAATATTACTTTTCGTAGTCAATTATTGCTTTGCGAACATACTCTAAATCATTGGGAATTTCAAATGATTCAAACATTCCTTTAGGAGATTTGCAAGTATTCTCTCCATTGTTCTGAGTCTCAAATACATAGCGGATATTACCATCCTTATCTTTCTTGACTTTACCAAATAGAACAATAGAGAATAAACCTTCAAGAGTAAGAGCAGTGTCGACCATTTTCATTACTACCTTCTGGTTTCCCAGAGGATTAGACTATATCTTATACTATTTTATAACTCCAATAAAATAGTATCTCACCATTTCCCCTAAAGTTTTAATCTTTAGAGTACTCCCCATCACAGGGATAGTCGTTGAACCTTTATCCATTTCTGGATACTTGGCTGCTGATTGTCCAATCTTTACCTCTTTTACTATACTATAGTCATTACTGCTATAGGGAGTGTGTAAAGTTCTAAGGAGTTTCCAGTCAGTTAGATGAGTACAGGCAAAATTATTTACCAATAGTCTTTGCTTTTACTCTACGCTTACCATCCATATCTACTGATTCTTCAGCATGAGTAAGGAAATAGATCATTAGATCGTCTCTAAGATCTTTTGGTTTTTTTGCTACTGTTGCAAGTCCTGAAGCTATTTGAGTAAACTTATCATAGCCTTTCTCTGTAGCTCTGTCAAAATACTCAAATGAAGACATGTATTGAAAATCATCAATCACAATATTCTTGATTTCTGGTCTGGATTGATTAATGTAATCTAAAGCTTTGATAATACCTTGTGGAGTACCGGTATTACTCAGATTACCATTAGGATTTTCTTTACTTACAGGTGTATACTTATTCTTCCATCCTTTGAAGGGTAAAGGTTTATTAGCAACATTAATAATAAATGTTTCTTTAGAATCAAGACCTTCAATACTTGTGGATTTACCACTGCCTGACTCAGCAATTACTAAAATACTTTGTGCCATTAATTGTCTGTTATTAATTTATTTAACCATTTTTTGTTACTTACAGGTTTCTTTAACAAAATAGCTGCAAGATCTCTTATAGTAAGTTGCTCAAATTGAGCATCAATATCTGGATCTATAAGATCAAATTCCATAAATGGTTCAGATGTTTCAATATTTGTTTTAGCAGAAGGTTTTGTTACAAACTCTTTTTTCTGAACTTTAACAAGCTCAATTACAGGAATAAGATATCTAAAAGATCCTGAAGGACCAGGTTCTGTTTTTTCATATTCTTCTTCCCAATGAGGATTATATTTCCATTTATAAAGATTTCTTTCTGGATCTTCTACTTCAAGATCTCTACTTGCAAATTCTGTATAAACATCTTCACCGCCTCTTAATTCGTTTGGAAAAAAGCCTACAAATAATTCATCTTTTCCTGGTGGTTTGTAAGCAAGTTTTGGTACAAATTTAGCAGCGCTAATTTCGGCTTTTTCAAAATACTCCTGATGAGCTTTCCTAAGCTCTGCTGTTTTTGATCTACGATCTTCTGGTTTTTCTACTTTTGTTTCAATCATGTTACTATGTTTTTACTCTTCTTTCTTGTTGAGGTGGGGTTTCTAATTCAACAATTGTCATAATTTCAAATTGGGCTCTAAAGAAACTCATTCTTGCATCACCATTTCTGCACTTAAGAAAATGTAAAACAAGAACTCTATCATCTTCAATTACATATCTATCTGGACCATAGAATCTAATCTTTTGCTTACCCGGTCTATTTAAACCTACCACAGTATCAGCGTGTTGTAATAGAGCATCCGCACCGAATATGTCTGATTCAAGTATGTAATTACCATACTTACCATCTTCATTTCTTTCAGGATTATCTATATTTCTGTTTAGCTGGGTTAAGATTATGAATATAATAGGGTATTTACGCTTTAGGTCTGTAATAGCTTCTCCTAAGTTGTATAAGGTATCATACTTATCTTTTTCGTATGAAGCTTTTTTAACTAACAGAGAATGATCAAGAGTAATAATAGTCTTAGTATAATTACCATTGACCATATGCTCTTCCATATAGTTATCAACTACCTCTTTAATTTCATTAACTGTAATAGGAGTTTCAACAATATCTATAGGATATTTGACTCTTTCTTTAGCGTGATTATAACATGTAGCTAAGTCTTCTTGAGATAAAGTTCCATCTGCACTGCATAGGTATTTATACGATCTACCTAATACACTTGCATATTCACGAATAGCGGAAGTTCTAGCTAGCATTTCAAACTGAAATTCCAGTACTCTGAAATTTTCTCCAGCATTTAATTTAAAGGCTTCTCTAATTATTTGGTCTTTAATCAAAGTCTTACCTGCACCTGGTCTACCACCAATAACAGTCATAGAGTGCCATTCTAAGCCATCAGTAGTTGCGTCATTAAATTTATGCCAAGGTGTTTTTAGACTTTTAATTATACCATCTTTTCTTCCCTTTAGATAATTTAAAGATTCTAAGAACCCGTTTTTTTGACTTTTCCAAGGTTTAAACTTAGCTTCTTTCATTATATTACCCTTTCTTTAAAGTGATTATCATCCTCCTCGAAGTCTCCTGACTCGATCATACTACAATAATCAGCTAATTCAGATTGTTTGGTTTTATCTAATTCTGATTTACAAATAAAATATTGAGCAGTACGCATATATAGAAAGTTCTTTTTCTCAAACTCATCTACATAATATGCTGTAGCTTTCAGAATTGAATCCCAAGTATACGAATAATTTTCAAAAAACCAACGAAAATTTTGTTCTAAAACTTTCTCATTTGATCTTGCTGGTTTACCACTAGGAAGTTTACCTTTTGGAAACAAATTTCTATACTTCTGAATATTGTTTTGATAATCAATACCCATAGAACTCATATCTGTTTTCTTCTTGCTTAAACTAAAATAACTGTTTAAGCTATTAAGAACAGCATATGCTTTTGCAGTAAGTTTATTGTTTTCATCAATCCATTCTCCTATTAATAACTGCCTTAATTCTAGATGCATGTTAATATTAATAGAAGATGTATTTTCATAAATACATACCATCAAATAAAATTGATTTGGACTTAGATTGTGTTTGACAATGTTGTCAAAAAATGTTTTTACTTCCTGTTTTTTCATGTATTATGTTGCGTATATCCCAGTAAAGTTTAATATACTTTTTATCGTTAGTTTCAATAACATTATTAATTACTTTAATAGAATGGCAAACCATTGCATGATCATAACCTATTCTAGCTGCAATATCGTTTAATGTATGATTTAACTTATAACCAAAATACATATAAATTTGTCGCACTCTTGCTAACTCTTGTTTTCTGCATCGAGTTTTTATACCATCTGGAAATTTATTTAAATCAACAAATTGATTACAAATTGCTTCAATGTCTTCTAGATTAAGACTCGTGCTTTTATTTCTAATGATTAGATTTTTGAGTTTTCTGTCATATATATCTTCATATACTACAATAGGTTCGTATCCAAACTTTTTATAAAACCTTGATTTAAAGCTTTTTACATACTTTGTAATATTTTTTTTGGTTGCTTTAAATTCTTCTTTTTTAGCTTTTTTTAAAATTACTATTGTATCTTCCATAATTATGCTTATATTTTACAGTTATGAATACCAAAGACTTTTTACTTTTTATTTTTTCACTACTACTTTTAGTAGCATTATTATTTGTATATATGAAACAACCGGCAACTAAACCTGTTAAATCAGATATTGAAAAATATAAAGACAGCATAGCTAAGCTTGATTCTCAAATTAGTTTTCAAATGAAAAAGATTGCTGTTTACGAAAAAGCTATTGATAGTCTTAATTCCTTACCGGCTAAAATTAAAATCAAATACCGTGATCAAAAAGCTAGTGTTCCTTCTGCCACTGTTACTCAGCTGGACAGTATTATCCGCGCAAATGCAGGACTCCCACAAAGATAGCACAATTTGCTTCAATCAAGAAGAATTAAGAGTGATTTCTCTTAAGCTTATTGGTGCAAATGAATGCGATACTTTACTAAAGATTTCTGAAAAGCTAGGACAATATAAAGACAGTACTATAGTTGCTCAAAGTAATATAATCTCTAAACAAGAGATACAACTTGCTATATATGATACTATAGTAAACAAACAAGCTGATCAAATAGAATACCTTGGTACTTCATTAGAAGAATCTAATAATAAACTAAAGGTATTTAAGCTTGCCTTTTATGGTGCAGCATCGGCTTTTGCACTTAGTCTTCTTTATATTGCTTTAGGTTCTTAACTGAATCTGAGTTATAAACTCCTTCTCCTTTTCCAAAATCAAATGTGGCTATTACACCTGTATCTATAACAATTGATTTTTTCTTAGTAGTATGAAAAGTAAAAAGGTTATCTGTAAGATTTAGAAAAAATATGTAATCACTAAACCAGTAAGTATAGTATTCTCTATTAAGATCTATTTCGTTACTTACACTTGGCAAATTTAAGTATTCACTAAGGGGTTTATGATATATATTGTAATCACTATAATTATAGTTTTCTTTATTGAACTTATGCATGGCTAAACCATAGTCTTCATAAGTTTTTACTGATCCAAGTGCGGTAAGCATGTCTTCATATTTACCACCTGGATACATATCTCCATTAAATTCATCTGAATAACCAATCCAAATTTCTCCATCTTTTTCATAGAGAACATAAGCACTTCCTCTTGTCATATTATCTTTAGATATAATTCTTTTACC